GTGCTATACTATGACTTTGTTGGCGTTAACATTTTCGTGATGCCGCGAAAACATCACATATAGTTTTTCTGGCTGCGCACCTGTGCTTCGATCATCGGCTTCAGGTAGCTGTCGAGGTCGCCAAAGGTCTCCTTGATGAACGTGATGGTCTCCTGCGTCAGGGCTTTCTTCGCTGCAGCCAGTGCGCGGTTGTAGGCAATGCGCTGCGCAGCCTCGTCGAACTTGTCCTGTTCCTTCAGGGCATCAACGTAGGTCTGGTTGACGTACTGGACGGCGTTGAACACCGCGTTGGCGGCATTCTGTAGACAGGTCTGCGCAAACTTGTTGTTGATGTAGCCGTTTGCAATGCTGACACCTTTGTTCAGGCCCCAGCCGAAAATGACGGTCATTGCGGGGATGCAGGCAGTGAGTGCGACTTTCAGAAATTCATTCATAAGAGCTTATCCTTTCTGCTCGGTTTCCGAGCGCTGCTTTAAAATGTCCACAGCCTTGGTGATCGCTGCCGGGATGGGCAGTCCCATCAAGCCCGCGTTTTCGATGATGGAAATGGTCTCGTTGCAGATAAAGCCGATCACAACGGCATCCCGCACAAAGGTGGAACCCATCACGGCATCCAGCCTGCAGGCCACCAGCACGATCAGCAGTGTTTCGCCTTTGCGGCACAGCCCCTTCCACCCGGCGCGGGATTCCAGTGTGCCGTCTTTGCTCTTCGGGCTGGCGTGGAAAACCCCGGCGACCACAAGCCCCGTGATGTAATCGACTGCCATGAACAGGATCAGCGTCGAAAGTGCCGCATCCCATCCGCCGAATTGACTTGCGATCAGACTGCCGATTACTCCAACCATGGTGCAAACTCCATTCTTCACTACATCACCCATCTGCTTTTTACCTCACGCACATCGACGTGGACAAAACCGTCCGCGTGGTATCGTCCAATGCCTCCCTTGCCGGGAAGCAGTGTTTCGACGTAGGCCGCCAGTGTGTCCACCGACACGCCAGCGATCCAGATGTCAGCCGCCTTGCCATAAAGGTGCTGGCTGTACTTGGCCGCCTTCTTCTGCTTGGCGTTGTGGCTGGCAGTGCGGAAAGCACTGTTGATGTTCACAGCCTTGCCGAAGTGATCCCGGATTTTTTGCAGTAGAGCCACAAGCTCGTCATCAATAAAGATTGGGTCGCTGCCGTCTTTGCACTTGAACTCCCGGACGTGGAAGTTCTTGCTCAGAGCCTTGCTCCCATCCTTCGCATAGGAATAGGCTTTAATCGCCATTGTTGTTTTCTCCTTTCTGGCTCAATGCCATTTGCAGCCGCTCGACCCACACTCAGCCACCAGCACTGCAAATTCGCCGCGCTCTGCGGTCGTGTCCGCACCACTGGTTTCCAGCCGGGTCATCAGCCTTTCGCACAAATCAGGCCAGCCCATCGGTTAGTCCCGCTCCTTCTGCTTTGCGGCCAGCAGGCCGGTCAGTTCCGTGTAGTGCCCATCGGTCAGCTTGCCAGCAGCGTAGAAGATATCGATCTTCTTAGCCAGACCGTCGATGGTGCCGCGCTGGATCATGCGCTTGCATGTACGATACAGAACCATTTCAGATGATTTAGACATAATGTTTTTCCTCCCTATCAGGTGTTATCAGCGTTATCGGTGTCGTCCGTATCGGAGACACCCAGTTCCAACATGGTGATGCGATACTCCTGATCGACCACCATTTCGTCCGTGTCGCTCTGTGCAGCTTTCAGGGCCGTCACCGTTTCCGGCAGCTGTTCCAGCTCCTGCTGCTTCTTGGCTGCAGCTTCTTTTTCTGCCCGGGTGGGCAGGCTGCATTTTTTCCAGATAATCATGTGAATCCCTCCTTACTGGAATGCACCGGAAACAGAATCGATATAGCCGCCCTCGCCGCTTGCGCCGCGCTC